TTCGGCACGCCTTGGGTCTTTGAGCCTGAGTTGCTCGTCTGCTCTGAGTTGCGCCTTGAGGGCGCTGAGTTTGGCTTTGATTTCGGGTTTCATTGGTGAGTCCTTTCAGACGAACAGATACCAGATGGGCGAGAAGCTACGCTTGCAGGCGACAGCTATGCGGTATTCGTAGTTGAGGATTTGGCGGATTTCTTTCAGTTGTGCTTTGGTCATGATGCTTTCCTAAAGATGTTTGACAGAAAAAAGAATAGCGGCGGGACGAGGCATCCACGCCGCTTTGAAAAAACTCGCAGACAAGTTGTCTGCCAGTCGTTACACAGAAGCCAAGAAGCGGCGCTTCTCAGCCGCAGTCAACTTACTGAAACTTGTTACCAAACGAGCAACCTTGTCACTCTTGCTGTTGGTCTTGGGTTTCTTGCGCTTGGGTGTGTCCTTGTTCACATCCACAAAGATGTTGTCAAGAATCCTGTCGGTGCGTCTCTGCTCGGCAGTACCTCGCCCGAATGTCCAGCCACGCTGACCCTCGTAAGGCTTGCGTGTGACCTTGGGCAGTTGCGTCACATAGAACACGACATAAGGCACTGCATCCTTGCGTGTGCCTACACCATTGCTGAGCAAGGTGTCTAGCAAAGTCGCAGACTCAATGTCTGCGAGTTTCAGAGTAGGCACGATTGCACGATAGGTGCGTGTGTTGATTGCTGTTGCAAGTTTCATAGATAGCTCTCCAAAAGAAAAACCCCGCAACTGGCGGGGCGACAGAACGACTGAGTTCCCCCAATCGATAAATCTATTATAGCACAAACAGGTTTGGCAATACCCTTGACACGATAAATGTGAATACCTTAGACCCCACCATACCCCCATGACCCCATATGTCAGCGAGGCATGCGTTGTTGTGTGAACACTATTCCCCTCCGATTCTCAGCACTTCTGTAATACTTAATACCCCATAAATTTTATAAAAATTCCAAACAACCTTTGTCAAACGTTGGACAGCAACACCCATAAAAAAACCCCCCGACATTGCTGACGAGGGGTGTTAACAGTTGGGTCACAACTGAGGAGAGAGCAAGTGCTTGCGCAACTGCTGGAAATAAGTGTACACTGCACTCCAACGCGCAACAACCCTGTGAAAAAACACAGCTATAAAAATGTTGGAGCATTTGGTGCAGTTTTCCCCAGACGACGCCGGTCTGGACGATTTTGTAAGTATTGCAGCTGTATCGTCAGCGGATTTACTGTCGGCGCAAATAGCCACGGCAGAGTTACTGGATGAGTTGGGTGTCACGCCGGATGACCAGATAAGTTACGAAGCCCAGACCCACGCGGCCCGCGACGCTTTCAAAGTGGTGATCGCCGACCAAGACTCTGAAGAACAGAAAACCAGACTGCTCCAATTAAAGACCCCCGCCGCTGTGCGCCACATTACAGGCATGTTGACAGCATATGACTGGGAATTTGTACAGATGGCCAAAGAACTCCGTGGGTACACGGTGGCCAAGTTGTTTGAGGAAACCCAATCCCCCAACGCCAACATCCGACTGAAAGCCTTGGGCCTGCTTGGCAAGGTCACCGAAGTCGGGCTGTTCACCGACAAGATCGAAGTCAAGAAGACAGACCTGACCGACGAAGAGATCGACAAGAAACTCAAGGACAAGCTTGCCGCCTTCATGGGCGTGCAGGATATGGACGTTGTGGAAGACATCGAAATAAACGAACCACCTAATGAAACTCAGCAACCTGACGCTCAGCCCGACTGAAATTCAGGCAATCCAAAAAGCCCTCCCTACCATGTCCCTAAGAGAGAAGGTGGAGTTGATGGACGTGTTGGAGGAACGTGAAAAACGTTACAAACTGGTGGCCGGTCGCACGGACATGATTAAGTTTGCCCAGCACGTCTACCCCGGATTCAAGGTTGGGCCACACCACAGGAAGCTGGCCAAGATATTTCAGGATGTAGTTGACGGTAAAAAGAAGCGCGTCATCATCAACATCGCCCCACGGATGGGTAAGTCGGAGTTCAGCTCATATTTGTTTCCCGCGTTTTTTCTAGGTAATTTCCCTAATAAGAAGATCATCATGGGAACGCACACCGCCTCGCTGTCTGAGGACTTCGGGCGCAGAGTCAGAAACTTAATTAACGATGAGAACTATCATGAACTCTTCCCTCAAACACTTGTGGCAGACGACCAAAAAGCAGCAGGTAAGTGGAGCACAGCAGCGGGCGGACAGTACTACGCAGCCGGTGTCGGCGGTGCACTTGCTGGACGCGGCGCTGACCTTTTCGTTATTGATGATCCGCATTCGGAGCAGGATGTAAAGGCAAACAGTCGTCTAGCGTTTGACACCGCATGGTCTTGGTTTCAGACTGGCCCGTTGCAGCGATTGATGCCGGGAGGAGGAATCATTGTTGTTATGACACGTTGGGGGCCGCTGGACTTGACTGGCAGGCTTATCCAGTATCAAGTCAATAACCCGGACTCACCTCAGTGGGAGATTGTGGAGCTGCCCGCCATACTGAATGAGAACACGGATAACGAGAAGTCACTCTGGCCAGAACAGTGGCCGCTGGAGGCGTTGCTCAGTGCCAAGTCCTCAATGGATCCCCGGTACTGGAACGCGCAGTACATGCAGCAGCCTACCTCGGACACCGCTGCCATCATCAGCAGAAAGCACTGGCGCATCTGGCCAAACGACACACCGCCTGACTGTGAGTACATCATCCAGAGCTGGGATACGGCGCACGAGACAAAGAGCACATCTGACTACAGCGCATGCACAACGTGGGGCGTGTTCTACAACGAGGAAGAGAATAGCAAAGCGCAGGTCATACTGCTGGACGCGTTCAAAGACAGGATGCCGTTCCCTGAACTCAAACAATCGGCCTTCAAACATTGGACGGAGTGGGAGCCTGATGCGTTCATCGTGGAGAAGAAAGCCGCTGGTGGCCCCCTGATCCAAGAGCTTCGGGCGATGGGCATCCCTGTACAAGAATTTACACCCAGCCGTGGAAACGATAAGATGGTGCGTGTCAACGCCGTGGCCGACATGTTTGCGTCTGGCTTGGTATGGGCACCGGACACACGCTGGGCACGCGAAGTGATTGAGGAAGTCGCGGCTTTCCCTGTGGGGGAGAACGATGACTATGTGGACACGACCACCCAAGCACTGCTTCGAGTCAGACAAGGCGGCTTCATCAGGATTGACACGGATGAAGCAGACGAACCCCGATTTTTCAAACGCCGAACTGCGGCGTACTACTGAGGATAAATGATGGCCACCAATATAGATAAAGCCTTGTTTCAACAACCCCAAGGTATCGGGGAGCTGGCGCAAGACGAAGAACCGATTGAGATCGAGATCGTTGATCCAGAAGCGGTCAACATTGAAATTGGCGATTTGGAACTGAGCATTGTTCCCGGAGAAGACGACAAGTTCAACGAGAACTTGGCCGACACGCTGGACGAAGATGACATCATGTCGATGGCCGGTGACTTGGCCGGTGACATTGAGCAGGATAAGAATTCGCGCAAGGACTGGGAGAAAGCCTACACCGAAGGTTTGAAACTGTTGGGCCTTCAGTACGAAGAGCGCACGGAGCCGTGGAACGGAGCGTCTGGCGTGTTCCACCCCATGATTACCGAAGCCGTGGTGCGCTTCCAGTCAGAGACCATCACCGAGACATTCCCAGCCCAAGGCCCGGTGCGTACAAAAATTCTGGGCAAGGAAACGCCTGAGAAGCAAGAAGCCGCTGTACGTGTCCAAGAAGACATGAACTACGAGTTGACAGAGGTGATGCGTGAGTTCCGCCCCGAGCATGAGCGCATGCTGTGGAGCTTGCCAGCCACTGGCTCGGCGTTCAAGAAGGTGTACTACGACCCCAACATTGGCCGTCAGGTATCTATATTCATACCGGCAGAAGATATCATCTTGCCGTACGGCACGACAGACTTGGACACTTGCTACCGCTTGACGCACGTCATGCGCAAAACCAAGAACGAGATCATCAAGCTGCAACAGGCAGGTTTTTACCGCGACATTGAGTTGCCTGATCCCAGCAAAGACCAAGACAACATCAAGAAAGCCAAAGACAAAGAGACTGGGTTCTCTGACCTGAACGACGACCGTTACACGCTGTATGAGTGCCATGTTGACTTGGTGCTCAAAGGCGACGAACTTAAAGACGACGATGGCGAGCCGACAGGTATTACAAGACCATACGTAGTTACCCTAATAAAAGGCTCGAACGATGTTCTGGCCATCCGTAGAAACTGGGAACAGGAAGATCCACTTGAACTTAAACGACAGCACTTTGTTCACTACCAATACATTCCGGGTTTTGGAGCGTACGGCTTCGGCTTATTCCATCTCATTGGAGGGTATGCCAAATCTGCCACGAGTCTCATGCGCCAGCTTATTGACGCGGGTACTCTCTCAAACCTCCCCGGGGGACTCAAATCCCGTGGCATGCGCATCAAAGGTGACGACACACCAATCGCACCCGGAGAATGGCGCGACGTAGATATTGGCTCGGGTGCACTGAGAGACAGCATCCTGCCTCTGCCATACAAAGAACCAAGCATGGTGTTGGCTGGGTTGATGGACAAGATCGTGGAGGAAGGCCGCAGGTTTGCCGCCACTGCCGACATGAAGGTGTCGGACATGTCTGCCCAAGCGCCCGTGGGCACCACACTGGCTCTTTTGGAGCGCCAGCTCAAAGTCATGAGCGCCGTGCAAGCCCGTCTGCACTACACGTTCAAACAAGAACTGCGTCTGCTGGCCGCAATCATCCGCGACTACACAGACCCTTCGTACGACTACGACCCTATCGACGCACCGCGTAAAGCCAAGGCTGCTGACTACGACCATGTAGACATCATCCCTGTGAGCGACCCCAACGCAGCAACCATGAGCCAGCGGGTTGTGCAGTACCAAGCTGTGATCCAGATGGCACAGATGGCTCCAGACATTTACGACTTGCCCCAGCTTCACAGACAAATGCTGGCGGTGTTGGGTATCAAGGATGCCGACAAGCTCGTGCCTCTGCCAGACGACCAGAAACCGAAAGACCCTGTGTCTGAGAACATGGCCGCTCTGCGCTTGGAGCCACTCAAAGCGTTCTTCTACCAAGATCACCAGTCACACATTCAAGTGCACATGATGGCGATGCAAGACCCAATCGTCATGGAGTTGGTTGGCCAGAACCCCAAGGCTCCACAGATTCAAGCGGCGATGATGGCCCACGTTGCCGAGCACGTTGGCTTTGCATACCGTCAGAAGATTGAGCAGCAGTTGGGTATGCCCCTGCCACCGGAAGATGAGAAGCTGCCGCCAGAGATAGAAACACAACTCTCAGGAATGATGGCTCAAGCCGCACAGCAAGTGCTCCAGCAAAGTCAAGCGATGGCTGCGCAGAAGCAAGCGCAGCAACAGCAACAAGACCCACTGATCCAGATGCAGCAGCAAGAGTTGCAGATCAAACAACAAGAACTCCTAATCAAACAGCAAGACATGCAGCTCAAGCAGCAAGAAGTGCAGGCTCGGTTGGAGTTGGACAACAAGCGGTTGGAAGTGGATGCCATGAACAAGGCTGGCCAACTCAAAGTACAAAAACAAAATGCCGAGATAACCGCATTTGCAAAAGCTGGGGACATAAAGACCAAGCGCGAGCAAATGCAGATGCAGCAACGCAACCAACAAAAGGAGAAGCCAGCTAAATGATTTCAGAATTCGCACGCGTATTGCGCGAAAAATTACGCACCGACATGAACAACTACGCAGACGACTGCGCTGGTGGGGCATGTCGCAACTTTGAAGAGTATCAAAAACTTTGCGGGATTATTCAGGGTCTAGCCCTTGCAGAGCGTTATCTACTTGACCTTGCACAGAAAGTTGAAGAATCCGATGAATGACACCGTTCTAGAACCGGGGCAGTATGCCCTGCCTGAAGCAATTCAGCCCGTCGATGCACCCGCAGATGACGCAACAAACGAAGAAAAAGCCACCATGCTGCCAGAGCCAACAGGCTGGAAGCTGCTGTGTGCAGTGCCCGACATCTCTGAAAAGATTGACGGTACAGAGCTTGATCTTGTGAAAGCCACATCCACCCTGCGCCAAGAAGAACACGCCACAACTGTTCTGTTTGTGCTCAAGGTTGGCCCAGACGCGTACAAAGACCAGACTAAGTTCCCCGCAGGCGCGTGGTGCGGGGTAGGTGACTTCGTACTCGTGCGTACCTATTCTGGTACACGGTTCAAGATTTTTGGAAAAGAGTTCCGGCTCATCAACGATGACCAAGTGGACGCTGTTGTGCAAGACCCTCGTGGGCTAACCCGCGCTTAAAGGAGCAAATATGGCAGAGCAATACAAGTTCCCCGACGAACTTGATGACGACAAGAACCAGAAGGTTGAGATTCAATCGGAAGAAGATGTCGAAATTGAGATTGTTGATGACACCCCTGAAAAGGATCGTGGCCGTCGCCCCCTTGATCGGGAAGTAGAAGACCCGACAGACGACGAAATTGAGTCATACACCCAAGGTGCCCAAAAACGCATCAAAGAGCTGACCCATGCCCGCCACGACGAACGCCGTGCCAAAGAGTCTCTTTTGAGAGAGAAGCAAGAACTTGAGCGTCTTGCACAGCACTATGTTGAGGAAAACAAAAAACTCAAACAGTACGTCAGCACTGGTACAGAGCAGTACACCACAATGGCCAAGACCGCTGCCGAGGCGGAGTTGGACAAAGCTCGGCAAGAGTACAAGGCCGCACAAGAGGCGTTTGACACGGACGCAATCATTGCGGCGCAGGAAAAGCTGTTTGAAGCAAAAATAAAGTTGCAAAATGCACAAAATTTTCGTCCACCTGCTTTACAAGAAGAAAATTTTGATGTACAACCGCGACAACAAGCACCCGAACCGGTGCGTGCTGACGAAAAAACCTTGCGCTGGCAAGCAAAAAACCAGTGGTTTGGCACAGACGGGTTCGAGGAAGTTACCAGCTTTGCACTAGGGCTGCATCAAAAACTAGTCAACAACGGAGTTGATCCTCGCTCCGATGATTATTTCGAGCAAATTGATGCTCGCGTGAAGTCGAAGTTCCCTGAAGTTTTTGGTGGAAACGAAGACAAGCCAAGGTCGGTTGAGACTCCAAGGCGACCTTCATCCGTGGTTGCACCTGCATCACGTTCGACTGGAACAAGGAAGATACAGTTAACGCCGTCGCAAGCTGCGTTAATTAAAAAGTACAACCTTGACCCGAAAAAATATGTCGCTGAAGTTTTAAAACTGGAGAATCAAAATGGCTGAAAACCGTACCCCTCGTGACAATGTGTCACGCGAAAAGCAGGCCCGTGCTGTATACGTACCGCCGACTGCGCTGCCCGATCCGACACCTGAACCCGGATATGTCTACCGTTGGGTAGCCACACATGTCTTGGGTCAGCACGAACCAACCAACGTGTCACGTAAGTTTCGCGATGGCTGGGAGCCGGTGAA